TAGATTTTAGTTGGATTGTAAATACATTTTGATTTCTTATAAATGCTGGTGGTGGCATCCATTGATAATTACTATAAAGTGTATTGTTTTCAACCCCTGTTACTACGTCCGCGCGTGTTGTTTTAATTTGAAAAGTTAGTACATCGGAAACATCACAAAATTGACTAAAAGTAACTAAAACACCATTTAATCGGCTTAAACTATTAACTGCTAAAACTTTTTGTAAAATTCCATTCCGATAAACCTCTAAATTTATTCGCGGTATTCTAGTCCTGTAGCTTTCACTAGGGGTGTTATTATTTAAAGCATTCCATAATCCAAAAAACTCGGGACTTTCGGCTCTCCAACTACTACCCCTAAAATCTATTGAAATTATGTAATTTCCTTGCTTTGGTGCGGTGTACCCTGTACCAGTTACCCATAAATTAAATTCATCCGATACCTCAATATTAAAAAAATTAGTTAAATCAATAGTATTAAAAAAAGGTGTTCCTGTATTATCAGGAAATTTACTACCAATATACCATACATTTGAAGTGTCAAAAGGGCGGTCGCTTCTTACCTCAGCAAAGGTGTTTTCTATAACACTATCCTCAAACTCATAATTACACCCTAAATCAACCGCTAAACCTTTGTTGTTGCTGTCACTTTCACCTAAGACAAATTTACTGTTTAAAAAGTCGCTTTCAATCGTGTAACCTATATTTTCATGTCCGAAAAAACGTTCAAAGATACTTTTAACGTAAAATACAGGGCGCGAATTAAGTAAATCCGTTGGCAAAGTATTACGGTCAACTATTGGAAAAGCATAATCTTTATTTGTCGCGTTTCCTCCGTTTTGTGTGTTAATCGTTGCTAAATTGTACGTTGTAATATCAGGCGAAAAACCCAAATCCTTAACTAATAATTCATTCCCCAGCTCCACCCATTCAGCATTTCCACCGAAAAAGTTGCAAACGTATTTATCTAAATACTTAGAAATTTTAACCTCAACAAATCCACGTTCATACTCAGCACCATTTAGCAAAATAACAGCATCCTGTTTACCCAAAATAGCTTTATCCGTTGCATTTACATATTCAGCACCAAATAATATTTTATTGTTATTCGTGTTATTTGGAATTTCAAAATCGTACGAAAATGTACTATCTCTTGCAGAAATATCCGAAATATTAGCAATGGATTTATTAATTACCAAAGGAAAATTTGTCTGCTCCAAAAGGTCTAAATATCCCTTACCTATTATGTAAATTTGTATCTCATTCATTACACTACATTTATGCGTTTATTAGCCAATACCAAATCAAAAGTGATACGGTTGATAGGCTCGTGATAGTTGAAGTTATCAACACTCGGATTTTCAACGATTACAGGCACTAAAGCACCGTTAACCTTTATGGCCACCTGTGGACTTAAAGCTATTGAATTTAAAAACTTTATTGTTTCCATGCTCTCAAAGTCACTCCAAACTCTAAACCTACGTACACTTTCAACTTTGTAATTGTCTTGCCCTCTATCCAATGCACTAGGGTTTACAGGTCTATTTTTCAAAAAGCTTTTTTTGTCAATTTGGGTGCTATCACTATAATTCGTATCAAATAGCCAACTCTCCATAACACCAAATTGATTAATCCAAAATAATTCCAAATAGTTGCAAGGTGTATCAACCACTTCAAAGCTGTAAATCTTACTACGATAAGTTTGAGTAAATCCAGATCCTATAGGTGTATCGGCTAAAAACACAAAGTAACGTGTTGCAACCCCCGAAGCTTGAAAAATTACACTACTTCCATAACGTGCGCTTCCTATTCCTGTGCCTAATGGTGCAAATTGTGAAGTTGACAACACCGTTAAATTGTCATCCGTTGCAACTATTACCCAACTTTGTAATGTTAGTGTAACTAAGGTGGATAACACACCGTAGCTATTTCTTACTATTTTTCTAGGCTTATCGTAATCAGTTAATAGCAACCTTGTGTTGCTGCCTGTTAAATCACAAGTATAATTTGTTAAATTTAGCGTTGTAAATTCATCTTGTGAAATGTTATAAGCTAAAGTAGCACCCCCACCGCCGACAACCTCACCCGAAATTGTTGTACCGTTGGCGTCCGTACCATAGAAACCAAATCCATAAACTAAAGCCATTTCGCTATTAATACTACCAGCCGTTAATGGCAATAATTCAGCTTTTAAATAGTTACGTAAAATAGTATTTATTTCAAACGTAAAAGTATTGCTAGTGCCCAAATCAGGTAATTGCGAAACGTGTATAAATTCGCTCCCTATTTGTATTTCCAAACGGCACTCAATCACAAGCGCGTTATCCGTTGTAACTTGTACCGCTCGTTTTTCTGTTACAAATTGAGTGCCAAATGCACCCACATAAGTTAATGGCATAATATTTATTTTTTATTATTAAAATATAATCTTCTTGCTTCTTGCATCATGTCTTCAAATTGCCCCACTATCATACTACCCATTACATCAGAAATCTTTTCAAATATTGCTTTACTATTTTCATCTATGGCATAGGTTATAAATTTATCTCTTCTACCATTACTTGAAAATTGTAAACTTCCATTTGTCGGGCTTCCCTCTTGAAATATCTTTTGCTGTATAGCAAAGGCAACATTTTTAACTTCTTTGTCCCCACTCGCAATACCTCTCTGCTCTACCCATGTAATTAACGCATCAATCGGAATACGTTTAGCTCCTTCTTCGCGCCCACTTTCTACCCATTTCGCATAATCAACTCCGTAAATATTAATCTTGTTACCCTCTAATTTCCACGTTAAACTATCTTCTAACTTACCTGTATTGCTATGTCCTTGTGCCACAAATTCAGCCTTTATGAAGTCAATTACAAATAAGGCTATTAACTCCGCGCCTTTACTCTCCATATTCAAACTCCCCTAAAGTACAAGTATTTGCAGTTACAACGGTTAAATTAGCCGTAACTTGCTCAAATTTGCCATTCATTGCACGTTTGGCAAGAAATCCACCGCTAATCTCTATATTATAACCCAATTCATGCAACGCTTTGCGCTTAACCTCAGCTAAATATCTATCCATGATATTTTTTAAAGTCTGTTGCTTAACGGGTCTTGCAGTAGTTCCGCGCTCTTCCATATTATAAACATCATACAAAAACACTCTCAAGGTCCAGCGTGTTTGGTTCTGTATTCCGTTTTCTCTGTAATTACCTACATTTTGATAGTCGGGTGTATCGGATACTAATACGTGTGGGTATAGCCTACTAGGTGCGCCGTTCATTTCAAATGGGCTCTCATAGGAAAACGAATTAACAGCGGTGTAAGCCGTTGCAACCTCTTCCATTAATGTTATAATCGTATCAATCATTTTTATACATTTTAAGTTTTGCTAACTTCACGTTTAAATAGTCCAAAATTGTTAAACAGTTTTCCTCCAATACACTTTCTAAAGGTGTTTTGCCATTCGCAGTATAAACCGCATCACTTGCGACTTCGTAAGCAAATGCAATCCAAAAATTTTGTTCGACAATGGCGCTAAACTCTTTTCTAATTTTTCCACCACCAACATCTTCATTTCGGAAAATTCCGATAAAAAACTTTGAAATTTGTTCAAGTCCTTTTGAAACAAAAAAAAACCGCTAAAAGCTTCTAGCAAATTTAAGTTCATAAAAAGTTTGGTTCGCTCTTCTATTCCTTTGTCGCTAAAATCCGCGCCATACAAAACCGCGTTTAAACTTGCTAAGGCAGTAGCATCGGTTTGCTTTGCTTTGCTTATAATGTCGTGCATTTGCCCCATAAGTGCAAATTGTTTATAATTATTATTGCCTAACCAAACACGCATTCCTGACAATGTTTGCAACTCTTTGCGTTTTTCGTACTTTTTACCCTCAATTTTAACAAAATCTTGCTCTAAATAGGTATCAGGAACACGCAAACCTAGTACAGATAATTCGCAAATTGGGACTAAATCTTTTTCCAAATCTAGTCTTTCAAGGATATTTAACGGCATATCGGACGCTTTTAACAGAAATTCAATACACCATTTAAAAGAGTAGTCGCATTTAGGTAGTAATTGGTTTGCCCAAATTAAATCTTTTACCTTAAATTCCTGTAAAGTAGTACGTACATTGTACGATTTACCAGCTACGACTATTCGCATATTTCCCCCCACCCTTTTTTAACAAATACCTCAGCTTTTAATTTATCTAAGTGAAAAGTTTTATTGCCTAATGTTGCTTCTTTGCCATTTCCAATAAATTTTACTTTATCACTCTTTACCGCTTTCGGTGTAAATGTTAAATTTTCTACTTTTGTAGCTACTTCTTTATTTAATTTCTTTGCCATAATTTCATTATTAATTTGGTTTCCTACAAAGATAATATTTTTACTCGAAATATTATAATCGTGCTTTATATCAATTAAAAAACCATTGATTTTATCTAATGGTATCCGCTCAAATTCTACGTCTAAGCCACGTAAATACTTTTCGCTGTTATTGTCACAACCTTTGTTAATCTTACCGTTCCACGCTTTCCATTTACATTTATCAAGTACACTTTTCGGGTAATACCTACCAGCTCCGAAATGTTTATCTAGTGTTAAATGGCTTGTAATTTTATGTTGTGTTGAATAGAAGTAAATATCAGTAAATCCCATTACTTTATTGGTATCTAGTGAGTAGTACCAACGTATAACATTTTCACAAATTAAATCGTCGCTACCTAGTAACACCACCGCATCGGGATTAAACTCCTTTGCTTTCAACATCATTGCATTATTTTTCGCTGTTAACGGATTGTTTTCTGTTTCAATGTACACCAATCCTTTTGCTAAATCCTTACTTATTTGCCCCTCACTTCCAGCAATAACAACCGTAAAGCCGTACTTTTTACTAAGTTTACGATAGTAATCTAGTACAATCTTTGTCAAATCGTGCCTTTGATAGATAGCAATTATAAAAACAAGTTTCTTCATAATTTTAAGTATAAAAAAAGGGTGGAGCATTACACCCCACCCCTCTTATTTAACCCCTATGGCTGAGTTATTAGGTTGTTTCTAAACTTGCTATTGCAGTAGAGAATGTTCCTTTTACGAATGCCGTTCTATCGTTAGTCTTAACAACAACAGCACCCCTCCACTCTGCTCTTAAAGTCACAAAGTTTTTAGTGAAGTCATCATTTTCGTAGCCTAAATCATACTTAACTCCGTCTTTCTCAACTAAGAAAGCTTTTTCAAAGTTCCCCATTAAGAAAGTACCAGCTGGTACTAATGTAGTCGGTACAATTCTAGTCACACCGTCCAACAATAAAGAAGAACCGATAGCTTGTAAACGGTCGATATATCTCTTATCAGTTGCCGATACTTTAGCTACTTTTAAAGATGCAACATCTCTAGGGTTTAAAAACGCTAAGTTTGCGCTTCCTTGCTCTGCTAACTCAATTTGTAAATTACCAGCAACCAATACATCCACTACGTTAGCGTTATCAATCGGCGCATCAAAATCCGCTCCTGTAATCGCGAATGCAGTAGCAACAGTGTTAACACCACGTAAGTTAGTACCACTACCGTTACCGCTAAATGCAGTGTTTTCAACAGCTTTGTACAATTCACGCATTAACTCCGCTTCAATTTCGCTTTGCATCCAATCAATATCATCTAACATCTCGTTAGATACTTTAATGAATGCAGTTGTTTTTTTCACGTTTTCACTAGAAACAACTAAATCGAAATCGATTTTATTTTTCAATAAACCTTCGCCTGTTTGCCCAGCAGCACCTTCTTGGTTAGCTTGTGCTACCCAGCTAATTACATTAGAAGAAGTTGCGCGAGTTTGTAACGCGTTTAAAAACTTTGTATCTCTTGACGCAATACCATTTAAACCCTCTATACGGTCTTCAACTGGTACATTTCCACCGCTTACATTTGCGAACGTCATGTTGCCAACTGCTTTGAACGATACACGTCCCTCGCCTTTTTCTTTCAAAGATTTTAAAGCGTCTTTGTTCGCCTCTAAACTTGCTCTTAACTCCTGAGAGAAAGATTTAGCAATTTGATTTACACTTTTCATTTTTTCTAATTTTGTGGAAATTTCTTTAAATCCAACTTCCATTTGGTTTTTAACTACTTTAATTTCATTTTTTAAGCCTTTGTTTTCTTCTTCCAAATTAGAAGCTAACTTGCTTAATTCCTCTTGGTACATAGCAACCAACTCCGCTTGTTGCTCTTCAGGTAATTCCTCGAAATTCTCGATACCTTGCAATACTAAGAATTGCTCTAATGTTGTTTCGGACGTAAAGCCGTCCATTTTTTTAACTGATTTTTTCATTTTGTTATTTTTTAATTAAGTGTTTATAAAAATTTTTCTTTGGTTGCGTTTCTTCAATTTGAGTGATTATAGTCGGCTCAGCTTTTAGAGTGCTATTGCAAAATTCATAAAATTTATCTATATCTCCAAATTTATTATAAATTTTCTCTATTTGCGCTTCGTCTGTTGTATTATTATCGAGTACACCAGTCAAAGTGTTACTACCTTGCAAAACCGCGCTTATTTCAAATAATTTCGCTTCCTTTACAATCCAAAAGTAACCACACTCATCCGCGTCTTTTTCATTCCCTAGCAATGGAAGATATTTGCCCCAATTAGCAAAACCCTCTTTATCGTAAGTATCGTTTATAGCTAAATCAATAGTCACATACTGCATACCTACACTATGCTGGTTAATCATGTTGTTTTTGTATTGGTGGAAAATACTAGGGTTTAAAGCCTTGATTATTTCCACATCACTAACAAGGCTCTCTGTTGTGCCCTCTTTATCAATTCCCAACTGCTCCCAGCTTAATTCTAATTCCAATGTTTTTAAAGCCTTACCAATCTTTGCCGTTACATCGGGTTTATGATCAGCTAAAATGAACGGTACATTTTCGTTAATTGATTTCGCAAAACAACCGCCTAAATGTACGTCCCCATGATTATCTAACCAATTATAGGTATTGCCTATAATCGTTCGGTAAAGAACCTCTTCCTCGTCCATTGGTAAAGATTTGTTTTCGATTTGCAACACCTTTAAAGGCACTTGGTTTATACCATTTACAAACCTTTTTACCGTTGA